AGATAAAATTGTTGGAGTTGAATATATTAGTAAAAAAGGTCAAAAAATCTCCGAAGGAATAAAATTACCTTGGGGAAGAAGTAAGAAATTGAGTAGATAATGGCAAAAGTATCAAAAACCTTTGTAGCAAGAGCAAAAAGTTATAAAAAAACTTCTCAAGCAACAAAAAAAAGAGCTGTTAAGTTTAGTTCAATGAATAAAAGTAAAAAACGTAGTTGGAAAGCGTATAACGGACAAGGAAAAGGTTAATATGGCAAGTAGAGAGGGTGATTTTTTAACTACAGGTCACGCTTGTGTTGGAATTACAAATTTAGCATTATCATTAGTAAGAACAGTTAAGGCAAATGGTATTAATACTGCTGTTTTAGGTACTCCTACAGTATCACACGCAGCGCCACCTGTACCTTTATGTCCTTCTCACGTTCAATTTTTAAATCAAGGTTCAACAAATGTTCGTGCAGGCGGTATTCCTATTGGTCGTTTAGGTGATAGTGCTGATAGTGGTGTAATGATTACAGGTTCTACAAACGTTTTAGTAAACGGTAGATAATTCATATAAATATTGTTATGGCCTACTCAAACTATGACGCAACAACAACAAATAAAAGTAAGCGTTCAAATCGAATTTATAGCGATTTGAATTTAAGTTTTACTAAAAATCCTGCTACAAAGGATGTTGCAAAAGTTTTTGATATTATAGCAATTAAAAGAGCAGTTAAAAATATTATTTTAACAAACCGATATGAAAGGCCTTTTAATCCAGACTTTGGTGCAAGTTTAAGAGATTACTTGTTTGAAAATTTATCACCACCTGTTTTGATTAAAATAAAAGATAGAGTTGCTACAGCAATAGAAGAATTTGAACCAAGAGTACAAGTAGAAGATGTTATTGTAAGAGAAGATGTTGAAGGTAACGGTGTTAACATTACGGTTTCATTTTTAGTTATAGGAACAACTGAACCAATAACGATAACAACTTTTTTACAAAGAGTAAGGTAAAATGTCACAACATAAATTAGAAATTTCAGAATTAGATTTTGAAAATATAAAAGCTTCATTAAGAAGATTTTTATCCAATCAAAACGAATTTAAAGATTATGATTTTGAAGGTAGTTCACTTTCAATTTTATTAGACTTACTTTCTTACAACACTCATTACTTGGCTTACAATGCTAACTTTGTTGCCAACGAAATGTTTTTAGATACTGCTGAATTAAGAAGTAGTGTTGCTTCATTAGCAAAATTAGTTGGTTATACTCCAAACTCTGCTAGAGCACCAATTGCTGATTTAAGATTAGTTATTAATGATGGATCAGGTTCTACAATAAGTGTACCAGCAGGAACAAAATTTACCACAACTATTGATGATGTATCTTATAGTTTTGTATCAATAGATAATAAAACAATTACACCAGTTGATGGTGTTTATACTTTACAAAGTTTAAACGTATATGAAGGAACTTATGTTAATTATAATTACACAGTTGATACAGCTGATGTAGACCAAAGATTTTTAATACCAAGTGATAGAGTTGATACCACAACTTTAAAAGTTTCAATTCAAAATAGCGTTTCAGATACTACAACAAATACATTTACAAAAGCAACTTCAATTACAGAATTAGATTCAACATCAAAAGTTTATTTTTTACAAGAGGCTGAAGATGGTCAATATGAAATTTATTTTGGTGATGGTGTAATTGGTCAGGCATTAACTGATGGTAACATTATTACAATTAGTTATGTAGTTACAAATAAAACAGAAGCCAATGGTGCTTCATCTTTTAATATATCTGGTTCTATTTCAGGTTTTACAAACATTACGATAACTGTAAACTCGGATGCTCAAGGCGGTTCTGAACCAGAAGCTATTTCAAGTATTAAACAAAATGTTCCTAACTTTTATGCAGCTCAAGACCGTGCTGTAACTGTAGAAGATTATAAAGTAAAAGTAAAAGAATTATATGCTAATACACAAGCAGTTTCTGCTTGGGGTGGTGAAGATAATGATACACCTTTTTATGGCCGAGTTTATATTTCTATTTTACCAGCAACAGGTTCAAATTTAACAGACACTACTAAAACATCATTAGTTACTCAACTAAAAAAATATTCAGTTGCTTCAGTAACTCCTGTTATTGTTGATCCAGAAACAACTTATATTTTATTAACAACAACTGTAAAATATGATGAACAGGCAACTACAAAAAGTTCAGATACATTAAAGTCAGATGTAACAACTACAATTACAAACTACAATTTAAATACTTTACAAAAATTTGATAGTATGTTTAGACATTCAAAATTAATTGGTTTAATTGATGATACCGATAATAGTATTTTATCAAATGTCACAACAATTAAATTTAGAAAATCCTTTGTACCAACTTTAGGCAGTTCTACAAAATATACAATTAGTTTTAATAACGCATTTTATAATCCACACACTGGTCATAGAGCAAACGCTGGTGGTATATTACAATCGTCAGGATTTAAAATTAATGGTGACGCAACTAATATTTGGTTTTTAGATGATGATGGAAGTGGAAATGTTAGAAGATATAGATTAGTAGGTTCAGTTAGAACCTATGCAGCTCAAAATCAAGGAACAATTAATTACTCAACTGGTCAAATAGTCATAAACAGTTTAAATATTGCTTCAATTGAAAATATTAGAAGTGCAGCTTCAACTGTTATTGAATTAACTGTTGAACCAAATTCAAATGATATTGTGCCTGTAAGAAATCAAGTTTTAGAAATTGATGTAGCAAACAGTACAATCAATGTCGAAGCTGATGCGTTAGTTGGAGGTTCAGCAAATGCTGGTATAGGATATACCACAACAAGCAGTTACAACTAATGAACAATGGCAACTTTTAAAGATAAAATATCCAATTTATTAAATTCACAAGTACCTGATTTTGTACTTGAAGACCATCCATTATTTTTAGATTTTGTAAAAGCATATTATAAGTTTTTAGAATCAGCAGAAATTACATTAACAAACATTGGTGATCCAGACCATTTACAATTAGATAATCAAACAAACGCAATTAACTTTATTCAGTTAAATGGTACAAATATAAATGGTGATGATGATGGTGATAGAATACTTTTAGAAGATACAAGTTACGGTGACTTTGTAAATGGTGAAACGATTACAGGTCAAACTTCAGGTGCAACCGCAACTGTTTTAATTGAAGATGTTGATGGTGGTTCACGTTTATTTGTAACTCATCAAAATAAATTTATTGAAGGAGAATTAATTATAGGTTCAACTTCAGCTGCAGAAGCAACAATTTCAAAATACAGAGCAAATCCTGTACAAAACATACAACAACTTTTAGATTATCCTGATCCAGATAAAACGATACAAGGATTTTTAACAAAATTTAGAAATGCTTTTTTAGCGTCTATACCAGACACACTTGACGGTGATATTGATAAAAGAAAACTTATTAAAAATATTAAATCACTTTATCGTGCAAAAGGTACAAAACGTGCAAGTGAAATATTTTTTAAATTGTTGTTTAATGAAACTGCTGAAATAAGATTTCCAAAAGAAAATATTTTAAGAGCGTCTGATGGTAAGTGGGATACTCAACAAGTTTTAAGATGTTTAGAAGTTGGTACATCTAACGCTACAAATTTAATTGGACAAACTATTACACAAGCAAATGTTCCATCTGACGGTAGTATTAACGAGGCAACAGCAATTGTTGAAAACGTTTTTAAATATGATATTGCAGGTGAAACTGTTGTTGAATTAATTTTAGGTGATGATACAGTTTCAGGCACTTTTGTTGCTGGGCAAAATATTACAGGTACAGATAACACAGATGAAGATGTATTAGTTACTTGTTCACTAAAAGGAATTATTAACACAAAAACAATTAATAATGATGGCACTCTTTATAACTCTGGTGATAGTATTGTGGTTTCTGGTGGAGGTAATGACGCAATTATTCAAGTTGACCAAGTAGGTTCAGGTTCTATTGAAAATGTATTTGTTGAAGATGGAGGTTCAGGATATGAAATTGGTGATACTGTTAATTTTAGTTCAGGTAATGCAACAGCAAAAGTTTCATTAATTAATGGCGGGTTTACACAAGAAGAGTCTACATCTACTGTAGATGACCATATTATTTTAGAAGACGAAACTGTAAGAGGTGATCCATTTACAGGAAATAAAATTGTACAAGAAAGTGGAACAGGTTCTGGTGATATTACAGACGTAAGAATGATTGAAACAGGAAATGGTTATACATCCTTACCAAGTGTTACTGTTACATCTACTGGTGGTTCAGGTGCAGAATTATATGCTTACGGTTCTGAAATAGGAAGAGTTTTAAGTTTAAAAACAATTGAGTTAGGATTTAATTATGAGTTATCTCCAACACCACCAACATTAACTTTACCAACTTATTTACATTTAACAAATCGTTCAGGTGGTTTTATTGTAGGTGAAACAATTACAGGTTTAGATGAAAGTTCAACTGCTGTAACGGCAACAGTTGTTTCATTAAATACAGATACAAACGTTTTAAAATGTTCAGGTGCTTCTGGTATCTTTGCTCAAAATACATCAATCGCAGGTGGTACAGGATTACAAACTGCCACAATTAAAAGAATTGACCAAGCGACAGCAACATCAACTGTGGCTGCGTTAGCAACAACAGATGGACGATTTATAAATCAGGATGGTTGGGTATCTGAAGACTCAATGTTAATACAAGACAGTTTATTATACCAAGATTATTCATATATTATAAGAGTTGGTCGTTCAATTAATGACTGGAGAGATACTTATACAAAAACTTTACATTCTGCTGGTTTCTACTTTCAAGGAGAAGTTGGTATTGAATCACAAATATCTGCTAGATTGAAAAATGTAACAGGTATTAATACAAGTGTAACTGAAGAAATCTTTGGAGTTTACAAAACAATCTTTACAACAATACTTGGAAGAAGATTGGGTACAACTACAGATGGTACAACGTTACGTGTCAATCCAGCACTTGGTGTTGATCCAGACTTTACAGATTCTACAAGTGAACACTTTACACCAAATACAAGAGATTTAACACTTACAGGTGCATATAAACTTATTTTTGAAAGCACACCTAAACTTACAATACGAGGCGATACAACAAAATTTGGATATGCTGTTGCAGGCCCTCGTATGAGAAATATTAACAGATTGTGGTATATACATAGTGGTAGTTCAATACCACAAACAACTGCTGTTGGGGCAGACTCAACAACAGCAAGTTATATCACTCCTATGACTATGGCAGATTGGGCAAATCATAGAATAATAGGAACACAAACAAATAACGATGGAGAAGTTGTACAGTATAGAGAAATCAATACTGATAATTTAAAAACATATATTGCCCTACCAACGGAGATTAGTATAAGTTACTAATTTGGTCGTATAAATATAAATAGAATTATTAAAGGATTAAGAAATTATGCCAGCGATAGTAACAAACAAGTTTAGAATACACAATTCCGAACAATTTTCGGAATCATTTTCAGAGGCCGCACCAAATGTCTATTATTTGACATTGGGGAGACCTCAAGCATTTGCAACATCAACAAGACCTGACTCTCGTACAGAAAACGAAGGTTTAGATACTTCACCTATTACACCTGCTGATTCAGTAGATTCAGAATTTTATACTTTTGATGATACACTTGCTGCTAAAAAAATTACATCTTCAGATGTGTCTTATGTAATACCAAGAAGAAACTGGACGTCTGGCACAGTTTATGATATTTACAGACACGATTATGGAAGAAGAATTACAGGTACAACTACAACTCAAACATCAGCAAGTGGTGCTTCAAATTTATA